ATCAATCATAGCTGCATCATAACTATGACCAAACCTATTACGAAACTGTCCACGAAGGTCTCTTCCACGTAGACGTTGACTCCACTCATCATACTCATCTTTATCATGGTGCACTAGAAATCTCAACACATTGTGTATTCTTTCACCTAGGTCATCAGGATTTTCTCTAGCCGTACGCGGCCGATATTTCAATTCTTTAAGTATATCTGCTATTGGCAAAGGGGCTTTCCACACACCTCCTTCTTCAACAAATTTACGTTTGAGAAACGTAAGCCTCTCAAATGTAACATAAGGCTCTAACTCCTTATCTTTTTCTGCTGAGGTAATACTAACACCAAGTTCATTCATAACATCACGTATGAAAAGACCAGTAAAACCATCATCTAAAACACCTTTCTTAACAGTCATGACAACATCATCACCATAAGTTAACATCTTGACAGCCTTATCAAAACTACTCAAATCAACATTTTGTTTAAGATGGTGAATTTGGTGAGATATCCAAGCTGTCCAAATCAAGAAAACATTTGTAACAGAGTTAAAAACATCAGTAAATGCATTTCCTGATTTATTCCCTTGATATGACTCAAACACTACATCACCCATAAGATGTATACCATTCTGCATGGCAACAAGTAAACCTTCTCTAACAAGATTATCAACAGGATCACATCCCTTGTAATATTTCTCACATATGAGTCTAAAAAATGTAAAACTTTCAGCAGGTAGAGACCCATCAAAATTCTTATAATCAAAATGGTGTCCAAATGGAGAATTACTCAACAAACCTTCAGCATATTGTTTCCACACACCATCTACATCTCTACCTATAGCATGATACAAAGTAAAACCGGCATGATTGCGAAAATAGTCTATAAAATGGCCAAAATATTTTCGACACAACAAAACATAATCTAAGGAAGATTGTTCAAAAACTCTCACCTTACCTTGCTGAACTTTATCAATACTTTTCAACTCATCTTTCAAAGTACACAAGAAAACAAAAGGTGGAATTTTTCCTTGCCGTAACATATCTTCACGATCATCGAGCAACTCAACAAATGACTTCTCATATTCACCCATAGACATACCTCTTGCTTTTTCAGAAAATTCATATTCAAGAGGTTGAATTTCACCGTTTACTATCTTCTGTGGTAATGCATCAAAAATTTCTTTCTTTCCACTATTAAACCATTTCGACCATATACCAGAAGATGTTTTCATATTAACTGGACCTAATTTGTTATAGCCATTAATTGATTCAAAACTAGTAAGTAAACGACTTCCATCACTATCAAACTTATTACAAAAATAATCTCGCATAACTAAAATGTATTTTAATGAAAGTCCAGTATTCTTTTTTATTGCCCATTTCTGACTATTTAGCACTAAAGGATCTTTCTTTTCACCATCTATAAACATTGGGTATTTTGGAGTAGGTACATAATTACACTCAACATCACGAACAAACTCGGGATTTCCAATACGTTCCAGTTGCGTTCGTCTCGATACATGATGACTCTGATAAACTCCATCAATACGCACATCATTATATGTATCTCCTGGCATACTCCAATGTTTAACTTCATACTGTCTAGCTTCAAAACTACAAGATCTAGAAGGCACCACTTCAAGTGGTACACATCCTATGGGTGTTGCAGCACCCCACGGATATTTAGTACCATTTGCAATGGAAGTGATGGCAGAATGTATTCCAGCAATTCCATGCCCAGGAATATAATAAGGTCTACCACAATCTCCACTACGTGTCAAATTTCCATGCATATAATTTATCCAACAAACTTTTACAACAGAATCAATAAGATAATCTTCACTATATCTTCCTGACCACTCAACAGACATATCAAGTGCTGGGTTCTGTGACAAAAGTATAGCATTCTTCATAATATCAACATCTCCTTTTACTAAGAAACTTGAAATGTCACTAACATTCGGCCAATTCTGGCTCAACTTACACCACAATACATCTCTATTCTCATGTACTTGCACTCGTTGTGTTTTTGGTAAAGCTACTACGGCATATTGTACAACTCCTCCCACACCAATCGTTGGTAATGACATCTTTAGCCGTGCTCCCTTCTCAATACGCTCTTCTTCTAATCGGAAAAAATGCTTATTCAAGACTATTGTTCTTGCATTTATAAAAAGTCCGTGTATACGTTCTAAAACTGTTCCATCTGCGTTCTCCCACTGTAAATAAACAATATTTTTCCTCAACTTGGTTATACGCTCACGATCTTGTGTATTCAATTCAACTAAACAATCTTGAGGAACTAACCCCAATGAGGTAACATGATCAACATTTGGTTTAAAAGGTTTTGCATCGTAGATTACACTTTGAAAAACTGCTCCAACACTATTACAGACCTTCTTAAGGTAACTTCGAATAATTTGACACGCTGATACAGTCCCAATAACAGCGATAATTCCTGCTACCAAATACAACCCGTTCTGTGTAGTACAATATTGTTTCAATGTTCCAACTGCTCGCTGCAAACCCATCCAAGTTTGTAAAGAATGAATAAAAATTTTATCTTTAACTTGTTCACTAATATTCATATCCTTACGTATCATATCATGCATACTAATATTAGCTTGGGCAGCTTTAATTATCTGACAAGAAACACGAGAATGTACATCTTCTATGCATCGTAATTCCTCCATCAAATCGCAGTCTTCACTTTGATAACTACCAAGTCCACATTCCCACTTTATTTGATTAGAAATACGTGGATCATGTGAAACACGCTCACGTAAAATTAGTGAATTACTAACTTTTACAAACACTGAACGTGAAATAGGATCATCAAGTGAGGAAACTCCCATACTGGCAAGTGCATCCAAGATCAAATCATCATCTATATCATCAGACTGTGGTTGTAATTGAGCTATTTTATTCCAATTAGACCCAATAAATGCATTCTTTCGCTTATATTCATCCACCATATGTGCAATCAATTGTGAAAAATTAATACGGTCTCCTCTTTGAGAGGAAAATGAATTGTCAGTATACTCATATTGCTCAAGTAATAAATTCTTATCCAAATAAGCGATTAATCCTGTGAATCCTAATTTATCTATATCCAAAGAATTAATATCAACTGTATTTTTAACAATTTTTACCATTTTTCCCATTCTCCGAATAAGTTTCTTCGCACTATTAATATGCTCACTTGCTCTTGCTACAGGATCACTCTCATTACTCGTAAATATAACAAAAGAAGAGTCATATATTTCACCTTTTTCATCAATCTTAGCTTTAGCGACTTCATTTGGTGCAACATTTACTAATCGCGTAGCCATAGTAACATCAAGAGTGTTTCGTTCTGTAAGAAAATCGTCAACTAAAATGAAATTTTGATGATTATAATTAGTATCAAATTTTAATAATTCACTATTAATCATGGTATGAATAAGCAAAGGAGCACGTTCAGAAAAAGGAACTCTAGAGAAATCAATATATTTATCTTTATATGTCTCATCATTTTTCAAACAATTATTAATTATCAATGGCAAAAGATTTCCCATAAGCATCGTTTTACCACATCCCGGATCTCCAAATACGTAGAGTGAAACAGGCTCTTGATGTGAAACTTGTAATTCTGATTTATGCATAAGATCTTCAACTTTCTTTATACTCTGTACCAACACAACTAAATTGGTAGCAACATTGTGTGATACATATGCAAATTTCTTCCGAAATTCACTCAATTTAGTTTTCAAAAATTTTGGAAAAGAGACTTCGTCATATCTATTTCCTCTAAATTGGATAATATCTCCAACACTATAACTATCGAGAAAAAGATCAATATCTTCAACAAACAACACTAATTCATTTGCAGCATCTTGTGAAGCTTTTGTTATATAAGTATTGCCATCTAGAAGAAAAATAACCATAGCCCAGAAAGAAAGTGCAAGCACATTCATATCTGGATTAAGTAACTTTTCACGTTCAAAAATTTTTGCATACATCGCACCATCGATGCGCCTCTTCTTACACACAAACTCAAACAAACTTCGTATATATCGTGGTGAAAGATATCTCTCAGCATATTCAGAAACACTGCCATCAACTTTCTTCAATTCATTAACGAAACTGTCAAATTGACCATCACTGCTTTGTTCACATAGTCCTTCACTATTTTCAACCGGACAAGCTATTTTATATATGGAACTTGCAATGATAGCCACACTTCCAAATGTGACAGCAGAATTATTGCTATTATACGCAGTATATATAGCCATAACTATAACTAAATATGTATCAATTATTTCATACACTTCTCTAAAAAATTTGCAAACATGATCACAAAGTTCGGAAAATCTACTACTACGATCATTCAATTGCTTGACACTTTTAAGAAACTCTTTAATTCTCACCAAAACGTCACGTATAGTAGTCATAGCACTAGAAACAAATCCAATAGCACTATTAGCAACATTTGACACAACATCTGATTGCGCCTCTAAAGTAATAGGAGGGGTGATAACGTCACCATAAGATCGTAGAGTCCATTGAGAAAAGCTAACAGGAGTAGTCAAACTTGAGGTGCCTATAATAACATAAGTATCATAGGCTATAGTATTACGTACATAAACTTCTACTTCAGAACCTCCAGTTATATCAACCGTACTATCAACTATAAGAGTCCTATCTCCAGCCCCAACAGCTCCAAACAATTTCCAAGTTCTAAAACTAGGCAAGGTGCCATACCCTCGTAAAAACATATTAGAAACAACGGTGGGTTGTGGCAAAATGATAGAAATTCCTGCCGGCAAATCACTCCACCGAACATCAGTATCAAGAATCCCATCAAAAACTTGGTATGCTTGACCAGAAACCACAGTTCCACTTTCTATACCTGCATCATATCCATCTGGCATAGTATTTCCTGTCAAATAAGGCATAACATTGCCCCATGGAACTTGATAAATCTGCATCTCATAAAGTTGAACTCCAGTCAAACCAGTGGCACTGGTGAAACGAAAGAAATATCCATCATACCATTTCGCTGAAGATATATCATTTTGACCGTTCAAATCATAGACACTATTAAACGTACGAATAAGTGTTGTAACTGGACTAGAACTATATGATCCAGTATATCCAAAAAATTCTATCAAAACATTCATAGAAGGTGGAATAACTGCAAAAGCATAAACTGAACTTAATCTCAATGTGTTTCCAACTGGCATAGCAACACCAATTTCAGCCATAGTGCCTGTAAAAGTGGTCCACGTAGTAAGATTTCTATCAAAAACATTCGCAACAGTAGTAGCTCGAGTTGAAACTATTGGATACTTACCACCTGCACCAAGAGGTATTAAGCCTCCATCAATTTGTTTAGAAATAGGAACTAAAATACGAAACATTGACATCGGATAATACATCATAAAATCGTCAGCAACAGAATGAGCGATAAACAACCAATTATCACGATCGGTAGTAGCTGGTACATAAGAAGCTATACGCATAGTAACTGTCCATCCTTGAGTGGTAGCTCCTGAAACAATGGAATTATAAAAGAAAGGAACTTCATTATATCCTGGCATCAAAAAATTAGTACACGGATCACGATTAAAATTATGTACAGCACCACACCAAGATCCTTGATATCCATAATCAGGAACAGCATTTGAAACACCAAATGTTATATTATTTGCTTGATAAGGATAATATCCAAATGTTCCAAGTGAGGACTGAGTTCGCATTATATCGGTAGCTATATGCACCATAATTCCTCCACTATTATATTTAAATAATTGTGCAATCAAACAATGATATCCAACAAATGGTAACCGATTTCCTTGTATATTAAAACGATTATCTACTAAGTTGTTTGAGAAAAATTTCCGAACATACTCTGGTCGTCGCATAAGTAATAATATATTTGTGTGTGTTCCACCAATAAATCCCGGTTCAACAGTACTATTATCGTACATTTCACTCTGGTAGACTGCTCCAAATTGTTGTTGAACTTGTCTATCCTCATATTGAACAGGAGATTTAAATTCAGCATCAGGTCCTGTACTCATGTACATCAATATTTCCACACCAGTAGCAACATTAGCAGGTGCAGTAAGGGCATTTTGAACAACAACATACAATCTACCTATTTGATCATCAATAGATGGTTCTGGATAAACAACACGCACATAATCTTTATGCTTTGTAAAAGGTATGCGTAAGCTTATAGTGTTATCATTAGATCCTACTGCCAACGTAAGTCCAGGCAATCCATAAATTTCTTTAGGAGTAGCAACTGATGTTCCATACGGATCGAAAGCAATAAAAAGTGTTCCACGATGAAATGAAGTAGCAACTATAGTAATCTGCACATCAATACTACCACGAAACAAATTAAACATAGACGCAATTCCGCCAATATTATGATTCATATATATAGTTCCAGCAGAAGTAGATCCTGCTCCAACCATAGGTGAGGTAGGACTAACATTCCAATCTGTCAAAATAGTACCAGACGGGTTACTAGTAGTCCATCCTGTAATGGCAGCCAAACTAGGTATACGACAAAAATCCATTAGATCCTGACACTTATTATTCTTAAATCGATATTCCATATTGGGTATAACTTCCAATCGTTGAAATTTGGTATTAACCCCGACTATAGGTGCATCACCAGGTCGTCCTGATTCCATATGATTATCCTCTTGCATTATCCTATCATAACACACTTTCTTTTTAACATCACCAAGAATAGCATGTAAAGCCGGCGTGACTATACTAGAAACAAGATCACTTTGAGCTATCAAATTGGTCGTTTTGACTCCAACATAAGCATCTAGTGGCTGTATCCAATATGAAATGGAAAGGTTTGTTGGTGCATTTCCAGAAAATAATGGAGACCAAACAATTGTATAAACTTTGGCCGACGCAACATTATTTCGTGCATTTGGTGGAATCATACTATAAAGACTACCATATGGCACATCAAACTCGGCAACGTTAGTCAAACCAACGTTCAAAAAGACGTGAGGATAATTCATAACAGTAGCATAATTGAGGTTAGTAAATGTATCATACACAGTAGAAACACCTGGCACAGCAAACGTACACAATATGCCTTGATTAAAATTAGTAGAATCAATACGCATCTTTACGCGAAAATCACTATGATACAAAGCATGATATTGTAACGCACCATAAGGTGCGGCTCCAGAAAGTGTAAACAAGGCTTGAGGCAAATTAATTTGGTTAATCAAAGAAAAACGAGGATTACTAACTGACCATCCCACTGGCGTAGGTATGAGATAATCTCTCATAAACATATTATCAATAGAAATGGATTCAACACTACATGTATCTTTCGCTAATGTAGATGAAATAGTAGTTCCTCTTTCACCCTTATCAGGATCCTTACCAACAATCTCACGATCAATCGACACAACTGGCGTTGTTTCGATTCCTGACTGAGGTATTAATCGTTGTTTATCAAGTGCTTTAGCCAACTTAACAACAGGTTTCAATGACTCTTTCATTCCAAATATAATAATTTGACGCACTAATTCAAAAAGATCACATGTAAGTTCAAAATCATATTGTTCTGCTATTTCTTGTATAGTATCAGACTGTGGTATCAAAAAATCCACTAAAGAATTAGTATTATTCATGAAGTTCCATTGTATGCCTTTATCAGTATATTCAATGGCATAGGGTTGTACATCACCAGTGGAAATAGCCTTAGTGTAAATATCATTCTTACGCGCATTAATACGAACTCGATAAAACAAACCACCACCACATTTAAAACATTTACAATGATCATTACATTCAATCCAACCAAGTTGATATCCTTTCTTTGAATGCTTGTAACCAATAAATTTGTGGTTACACTGCCATCTGACTATTTTCTTCTTTGCCTTTAGCAAAGAAACATACCCATCACGATACTTACCCAAAATGGGCTCAGTTCGTTGATTTTCGGAATTTCGGAATAGCGCTGATTTCTTAGTATTTCGACTTGCCATTTTTCCGTTTCCTCGAATCTCACGACTCGTTAATAACTGAGTCCTAACGTCCACTTGAGAACATCTCAAGTAGAATACGGAGGGCTGTTAATTATCAGTATATAGCGTACAAACATTATTCATCCGGGAAAAGTCGCAAACATTTCTTCCCTACAACAAATACTAAGGGAGTCAACAACAATGGCTGGGTTAGCTTTCCCATGTTCGATTATAGTGAATTATCAGGACTTGTCCAACTAGACAATATCCTTCCAGAACACTAGTCCTCGAACAACCGCTATATTTTACCATTATCATTTCAGAGGCCTGATCCTAGACCTTCCCCGCACGTCGCCTGGCCTTTATCACTCAAGGAGGTTCCAAAAGGCGACGGTAATGACCCGAGGCGGCTAACCTCGTTTTAACGTACTCGGAATATTGCACCTTTCCGTTGTCATTGTACTTTATTATATTGGAAATGAAAGCCCCCGCGGAGCGCCAACAACGCGGGACCCTTGCAGGAACCACTCCATCAAAATAACGTCTTCCACTATTACCAACACCGACTTTTCCAACTCACAAAATGAGTTTTATTAGTCTTTTAGAATATGGAGAGATTGTTTTCTTGGAAAACAAAATTCAAAATGGGTAAAATAACTGATAGGGCCAAACTCCCGATACACTACCTTCAGATAGTGCAGCGGGGAGAAGAGCGCACATACACATAAATTTAAAAATATG